TTCTGGAACTGTTTTAGAACAATATTGTATTCCGATTTACCACTAGACTCAAAAACCCTGATCAATTCAATATTCATCAAATCCGACAGACTTGACATATTACGAACACTGGACAAATACGAGCCAGCAATATCACTAAATTTTTCAGATTCACGTTTCTGTTTCTTGGTACAGCTAAGTACTACCTTAGAATAATCGGTCATTGAAATCAGATCAATTGTTTTCTGATCTTCTGAAATATCTGGAACCGTTGTTAAATCTACTTTAGCCATGATTCAATATCCTTTTTATAGGTGGTGAACGAATTCAATATCATTCATATAGTTAAGGGAGTCAATCAATATGTTTGCTTCTTGTTTGCTGATCAATTCAGCGTCCAGTAGGCTTTTAATCTGTTCTAAATTCATGATCGACCTTTCTACTTTTAAGTGAATGCCAGTTGCTGGTTGCGTCTGGCTTGAAACACATAATGAATTAATGGCTGGACTATGTCAACCCCTAAATGAAATTAATTTAATCCTTAAGAATCAACAAGTTAGCTTCACAGTGTACACAAGTGCTTGATATTAAAGAATTAAATTAATTTACCCGTGTTGTTAGCTCTGAGAATTTCCCGCGTATAAATAAGAGTACGTTACGTAGCAACAACCGTGCCATGTATATGTTAGTAAGTCTGTGGAAAAGCTGTGAGTACAGAAAAGGTGGGGCAATGTGAGGGTTTCGGGCTATCGTGGCTTAGATCGAACGAGAGGAGCGCACAATGGATGCACCAAAGTGGTGCAAGCTTGAAACTGTCCACAGGCTGTGGATAACTTTTAACTCGCGTATTGTTAGGAGTGTTGCGTTTAAGCAACAGTTGTTGTGTTTAAGCAACAAGTAGGCAATAGGTCAAAAATTTGTGTCTGCACTATTTTGGTGCAACGCTCAAACATTAACTATTTGTAATGTATGCAAACATCATGCCAACCATTGAGCGTGTACCCCATGCAAGAATCATGCCAACAATGTTATGCACTTTAGTTATATGCATATGCCATTTGGTTATAAGTGGAAGGGGCATGGGGGGCATGGCGCACGTATGTATGTATAATACCCCCAGACATTTTTATACCATTTTTAAGCGTAGTTCGACGCATATAGACGCATATGTCATACATGTACAACACTCCATATTACTGGCTTAGTTAGTAGTAGTAGTAGGTGTTCACTTATAAGTAGACATACTGTTAACAACACGTATAAACATAAGTGGTGACACACTCCTAACACTAGGTACGGAGACTGTGGGGGATACCTAACCTCAAAAGGATGCCACCACTTATGTCAACACAGTGTGTACATCTAACAACAGGTGTAAACAACAAGTGTTCACATAGCCTAGTACTAGGTTCTTTACATTTGAGGGAGGGACGTAATACCTAAACTAGTACAACACCTACTACTACTACTACTACTTATAATCAATAGTTTCTGTCCTCCCTCAACTGTGTACATTCACTATGTGTGTGTACATCCAGAATCTATCTAAAGCAATAGAGTTGTTCGGCATCTAGTTACATCTTAGGTATTCGTACCACCCACTAGTGTTTAAACTAGTTCACATGAGCCTGAGTGCTTAGGACTTCACATCGTCGGGAGGTCGCGCTATCGCGAATCGGTTGCAGAGCAATTAAGTTCTACATTAGAATGTCCTTTTACTTTTAATCTGTGGATAACTCTGTGGATAACTCTAGTTTATACTTACTAATCATACACTTACGTGATGTCTACTTATAAGTGAACACATACCTCGTAAACATGGCATCAACGGTTGATATGTTCAAAGGAATCGAGGTAATTCTTACCTTTTACACGCCCATTTACACCAACACCATGCATAAATCGCTCTAAATCTTCATCTAACAGGTCTTCTCGATAGCGTTCTAGTGCCTCTTCTGCTGACACACCTACTGTTTCTACTATCCAGCCTAGTGCTAATGCTAATGAATCCAGCTTATCATCGTGAAACAAAGAACCTCTATCTCTAGTTATATGCGTTATCTGATGTATCAAAGAGTAAGCAATCACCTTATGATCACTGAGTCCTCTATTTATATCTCTCTTTACAAGTGTATAGTCAATAACTAGCTTGTGTTGGTTAAGCAATGGCTCCACAATGTCAATAATTCTAAGTTCTTTCTGTTTACTAGCTCGTACTTCTTCAATACTAACTGGATACACACTTTTAAGAATAGGTTTCAGTAATTCACCAAACATCCCATCCCCAAAGTTACTTTCAATCACTATGAGTTGAGCTTTATGCTTTTTAGCTATTTGTGCAAGGTGCATTAAGTTTTCAGGCGTGTATCCACCATGAAACCCATCACATTCACTAATATAGACCATTCCATGCAATTGCTTGATAACTGAGTAGCCAGTTTCATCTTTACCTCTACCACTAGGGTCAATACTCATAATTACACTTTGATAGCCAGTGTATTCAGAGTCTATGTGACTAGCACGATAGAAGTGATCACCTGTAAAGCCTATATTGGGTAAGTCATCACATGCAAGCTCTTTACGACCTCCCCATGTTATTCCTACTGGAGCTTTATTAATATCTAAATCATGGACTATAAAGTCACTCGTTTTAAGAGGAAATCTGTCACTATCGCTAAGTGTGGTATCCAGTTGATACTGGAGCCTAAACCAACTTCTACCAATACTAGCTTCTCGTTCCACCAAGTCTTCATCTGTAAACCTTGAATCAGTGCAGTCATTTACTTGTACCTTGTGTGAAAGTAGTGGATCTGCTATATGAGGAGCAAGAGTACCCTGATATATCTCAATGTCTTCAGGATACCTAGCTGGATATACAATCGTTCTGAACCCTTTATCCCTCATTTTATTGTAGATACTTTCTCCACTCTGAGGAGTACCTAATATAATGATCTGAGCGTCTATATTTGTCTGTAAAATAGCATCATATTCAGCTACAGTTGCTAATAGCTTGGTACGCATCCACTCAGTTGCGCTATTCTGTAAGCCTTCTACATCATCACTAATCAATATACTAGCTCTATTGCCCTGTAACTGGCTAGTAATCCCTAATGACTTCACACTAGGTTGTACAGTTACTTCACAACCACTCACATCAAAAGACTTAACACTATTACGCATATCCTGTTCAGGGATTAAGTGTTCAAGAACAGGTAAATCAAAGATAAGCCTACGTATAAACTGAGCAATAGCTTCACTGTGTGCACCACTTTGACTAACAATTACTACTTTCTCATTGGGATTCCTTAATAGTCTCCACGTTACATAGGCTCCTGTGATGTATGTCTTACCTATACCTCGAAACGCTTCCATTAAGAGTCGCTTATCCCCTGTCATAAGCGTCTTTGCCATATCTAACTGAAGAGGAGTAGGAGGAGGTAAGTTAATTCCTAACCATACATACTTTAAGTACTCCCTAAAGTCATTAATTAAAGTTCTTAGTTCACGTTTATTCACTTGTATTTACTCATTACTGCTCCCCATACGAGAATTGCTATTACAAAGCTTACACCAAGCAATTGTTCAACCACAAAAGCATCTATCCACATACATCTAGTTAAACATATCAAGAACATTGCTGTCCTTAAGCTCATCAACTAGGTTCATCATGGGTTTGCTTTCAATTGGATCAGCAGTAATATCATTCTGCTTCAACCATACATTTATAGCACTAAGCTCTGTTGGCTTTAATTCTACTTCTCCACTTAGTCCAGCTTGTAACAGTTGTAAATAGTATTGAGTTTGTAGATCGTGTAACGTGTTTAGAGTGTCAATACTTGCCTTACTTGACATACCATACCTCCTAATGTATAAAACCCCTTAAACACGCTCTCAGGGCGTGTCAGGGGTATGTTTACAGGGTGTTTAAAGGTGTGTTAAAATCCTTCTGCCCAGTCTTTATTTTGTTCTATTAAGTACTTATTTAGAATCGGAAAACTATAAGCAGGTAATCCACTTAGTAGCATAGCTGCTCTTCCATATTTAGTATCCCATCCTGTACTATTTACATCTGAAAAGTCATTTCCTGCTTGCACTACAGCTTGATAAACAGTGTTAGCTTGTCCAATAGGAGCACCACCTAAAGCACCCATTATGTGTTTCTGTTGATAAGGATCTAAGACTCGACCACCAGTAGTACCTTGACTTACAAAGTTAACCATCATTGCTAGTGAACTTTGGTAAGCACCACTAGCAAATACTTTCCAACCTAATTGTTGGTATCCTTCTGCATCATCAGTGTATCTACGTTCAGTTTCCTTACGAAGTCCTAGTTTAATTTCTAGTTCTTCTTTACTTAGTGCAAGCATACTTGTAAATGCGGCTGAGAATGTAAGTCCTACAACTAATCTAGCATCACCATCTGACCAACCTCTTAACATTAAAGATTCATGTGCTTGGAATGGATAAGCTAGGAATTGAGTCATTAGATACATAGCTGAATCAGGATCACTCCATATCTCAGGTAGATGATGTCTATCACCACGTAAGATTTCAAGTTCACCAGCATTCATTAAAGTATTGTCCAGCATTTCTTTTAAATCTTGAGGCAGTTTAGTAAGATCCATATCTTTTAAACCACCATGTTCATCAAGTTCAAAGACACCTTTCTTATAGTTAGGATGTCCTTTAGTAACATATGACTGTAATTCTTCTATACGATTGACATCAAACTGAAAGCGAGTGTATGAGTTTCTATTTCTCTTAGTAATTGCACCCGGAAGGAGTCTTTTATTGAATAATAGGTCTGTAATTAATGAACTAGCTATTGCTGTTCTATATGCAGATGTAATACTAGTCAGGTATGTATATTTGCTAACAAGTTCTCCTGCTGTATGCCCTGATCTAGATATAGCATTACCTACATCTTCTCCTTCAATAAATTTTTGAATGTTAGTTGCATTCCATACATCAGTAGCTCCTCCCATTACTTGTAGTTGTCGCAGAAGATTGCTATCTGCTGGTAAATTCTTGATAAGGTTCTGCATTTCTTTAAAGGAACTACCAATTGCCTTTAATCCTACATCCATGCCTCCTCTGGTTAGTACCATAGCTATCTCACTTTGAAGTGCTGTAGCAAAGATACCACCACCAAGGGTAGCCATATTCATCCCCTGTGACCATACTTTAAAACCATGCATGAATCCTTCAGGATTACTAGGAGTAAGTTGTGTGTTATTAACTAATTTAAGGTGCTTTTCAAGCATTTCTCCTTCACGCTTGGCAAGTTTACGAGCTTTTCTTCCTAGCGTTTGATCAAGTTGACTAGTTATTTCTATTCCTTTAGAAGTATGCTCTAGTCTAAGTGCTTGGTGTGTTTCTTCTATTACTGTTCCTACTGCTTCGTTAACAAAATCTTTTAATTCGGCTCCATTCTTGATTCCAAACTTACGTGCAAGGGCAATACGTCCTGCATTAGATAAGATCCCATTACGCATGTGTTGTTCTACATTACGCTCTAGGATGTCAGTAAGGAATGACTCATTAAAATCTCTTGATCTGTGAAGTTCTGAGTCAGTTAATTGAGATTTAGTAGGGCTACTAGCTTCTACAAGAGATTTATATGCACTATCTGTTTGTTCAGAAATACTTTCTGTTGCAAGAGGTTTTTTAATATTAAAAGGGAGTCTCGTTGTTATTGCTTCTTTTGCAATCTTTTGTTTCTCTAGTCTTTTTCTTAAACCTTGTAAAGTACTAGAAAGTTCCTTCTCGGCCTTTAATTTAGCATTCTTACGTATTGTGAATTGTTGTTTTAGTCTCTTGAGGGCTGTTGCTAATTCCTTTTGTAACTCTTTTGATACCTGTGCTGTTTCAAGGTGGCGTTTTAATAATGAAACAGGATCAGTAACTCTTAGTAAGGAGCGGAAGTAAGCAGGATCTAGGCGTATCTGCATACCACTTACTTCGTCTGTAATCTTAGCGGCTATACCTCCTAAATCACCTAGGATATTGCTATCTAAGGCTTCTTCCGCAGTCATATTTTTAGGTATAAGATCATCTAAAACTTTTTCTTCTGCGGCAATCAATGCACTTGTATGTGCTTCAGCCTGTGTAGCTTCTTTAAGACCAGCAAACTTATCTAGTTGTTGCTCAATTAACCTATCAGCATTGGCTAGTTGTGTTTGTTTAGTAGTATTTTGTTTCTGACCTGACTTAAGTATATCCCCTCTTTTTAATTTTAAGAGAGATATCTCCCCTTGTATTTGACCTAATTCATACTTATTTAATACACCCTCTTCAATAGCCGTAGCATGTTTAGCTTGAAGTTCAAGTATTTCAGCGTCAACATTATCCCAGTTACGTTTTATTGTTGCTCTATTTTCTAGAACCGCATTAAATTTAGCTATTTCTGTTTTTTCAGTATCATTAGCTCCTTTATATTTCTTGTGGTTCTTTAAAGAATCACTCAACATTGTCCTTAATTTATCAGGATCTTCCTTAGCAAGTCGCGCTATTTCTTGATATCTCCACACACGGTTTATTGAATCACCTTCGACAGTGCTTAGACCTGCTTTTTCTCGTTCTTCTTTTAGATATTTCCTATGGTCTAAGAAAGCATCAACTGATGTTTTGTAGTCTTCAGGTACTTTAAAGTTATCATCATTGATTTTTCTAGCGGCATGATCGTATGTATTAGAGAACCAATCATCTGCTGTTTGTCTTTCTGCGGCTACTCGATCCTTATTAAATTTAGCTCTACCACCATAAATTGTCTTAACATTTGCAACTATTTTACTAGTAATTATTTGTTTAATAGTAGTAGCCGCCGCTTCAAAAGATTCTTCATTTGTTACACTACTAACGCCACTACGAGATGTCATATCATTAAGAGTACGCATCGTTTGACTTACAGACCTACCCAATCTTCCAAATAAACTCCAACTAAACCAATGGGTTTTGTCTACTTTTCTATCTCTTTCTGGTATGTCAGCGAATTTACGTTGTCCTTTCTGTCCAGAAGCTAGGAATTTTGCTTCTGCTTTTATTTGTTTCTCAGTAGGCATTACATGTAAATCCATAGAACCTTCACCTGTTGCTCTTATGGTGTTAGTTCTACCAAAAATACCGTAAGCCGCTCCACCTAAAGCCATTCCAAACAGTGTTAAATCATTCTTACGTTCTTCATCTAAGTGAAGTGTTTCATGCTGTATAACTGTTTCTTGTGCTCTAATTGTCCCACCTGCAAGAGTCGCTCCTGCTATGATTCTCAGTATAGTTGGTATCCCACCCATCTGTGCAGACAAATAGATTTCAGGCCAGTTAATAGGATCAAGTAATTGAATAGGAAGCTGTTGAGCCATACTTGCTAAGAACCCAAACTCAGTTTGTTTCTCATGCATATCGTTTGTACGATTATACAAGTCTCTAGCTTGCTCATACTGGGTTTGGTTCTGTAGCTTATCTCTATTGAGTAAATCATTTATTAAGGATACAGGAAGCCATTGATCTTCTTCCATAGCCTTATATAGATCAAAGTCAGGATCAGCCTCCTCTTCCATATATTCACGGGTATGTGGTTCCCAAAGTTCTTTACCTAGTGAGTGTCCTGTCCAAAGTGCGCTTTCAAATGCTCCTATATCCTTCTTATCTCGTGCAGTTTGAATCAGACTCTTTATTGCTTCTCCGTTATAAGAAACATCCCCACTTAAGTCAGAATCATGTTGAAAAGTAGGAGTAGTAGGAGCATTATAATCAGGATATGTTATTCCACTTTGTGCTTCTTTAATATCACTAAGTCTAGGATCATTTCTATTAGTACTTACATTTATACTATTACTCACTGGATACTACCATTTGTGCTGTTTGTGGATCACTAGCATTGTTTAGTGAGTGCATCTTCCTACGTAAATATTTACCCATAGCCGCTAGGTAATTAGCTTTATTATTATTAAGTAGTAGTTTTTTAATGCCTTTCTTTTGACTAGCATCTAAATAAGGATCTCCGTTATCTCTATGCTTTGGTTTAAAGCTTTGTAGTTCCTTATTACTTAGCCCTACTGCTTTAGCATACAGTGGCCCTAGAACTCCTGCTTTAACCATGTCTGCAAATGTATAATCCATTACTTGCATTTCACCTAAAGCTCCTGACTTACTTACTTTCTTTTTACTTGTTCCAAAGCCTGTTTCAGCACCATATATTGTTAACATGGCTTCAGCTAAAGTACTTCCATCCATATTTGTACGTCCTAATTCTGCACCGAATACTATTGGCCCATCATCTTTGATTACTTGTGCTAGTTCTTGTAGATTTGATTTAGCTTGTGGTGTTATCTTGTTAGTTTGTAATTTAGACATCCAACCTTTGGCATTCTTTTTCCACTGATTTCTTTCTTGTTTTGTGGATGCATTATAATTATCAGCAAGCCAATCTAGATCACCTATAGGAGACTCCTGTTGTTGTTGTTCTTTTTCTTTAACAGGGGGTTTGTATAAGTGAGACCTATTAAGTTGTAGATTTTCTTTTGCCGCTTGCATAGCTCCATTTTGTCTATCTAAGAACTTCTTTGTACCTGTTAAGCCCATTTAATTACTCCCATAGTCTGTCCACTTAGTAACAGGTTTATCCAACCAGTCTGTAAATAATAAATCATTTAGTCTGTCAAGGATTTGATCATCTTTACTACGTGTACCCCCTAATAATTGCTTATATACACCTTTTAGTACCTGTTTTCTAGGTTTGCCTTGTGATTCTTTACTTCCAGTTGATGAGCGTTTATCACTGACTGGATGTTGAATGTTTCTACTTACAGAAGCCTCAATTACTTTCTTTAAACTTACATGTGATCTTTCTATTAAGTTGTCCATCTGAGATTGAGTTACCTTAACAGTGAGTTCCTTGCCACCTATAGCGATTATATAGTGAGGATCACCACCTTCTGTTGTCCCTGTCCTTACACCTGTAATCTGTCCAGCATCAAACCATTTAGTCCTTGAATCCACTGTTAACCCTATACCCTTGAATTGCTCTAAGTTGTTTTGGACTATATGTTTTACAATTTCTCCATTGAAGTCATTACTATAGTTAGGGTCTTTACTTGTCTCTGCTTCTAATTTAGGATAGAGATTAGTAGATGAGCGAGACATACTAACTGTTTTCCCATCACCAAGAGTAATAGAATATTCTCCTACAGGTTCTTCGAAGAATGTTGCTACAATATCAGTTAAACTTGCATTCCCCTGAGCGGCTACAATCATTTTCTTGATATTTTTTTTCATCGCTATCTTTGCTAGGCCATCAAGATCGTTATACCTATCACCTCCTGTCTTTACTAATTGCTCTTCTATAGTTGATAGATCTAGTTTATATTCATTCATTTGCTTATCAGAAATACTAGCATGAGCATCTGAAGCACTTTTTATAGTTGCGACATTTACTCCTGCTTTATAGTATCTAAGAGCTACACCAAGTTTAGTATCATCTGAAAATGATTCCTGTAGATATCGTCTTATTGTAGGTATAGTTGAGGTACTTTCTACTAAGTTATGAGTAATACCTAACTCCTGTCTAAAGGCATTTTCTGTATCTGGATCACCTTTAACTACGTTTTCAGAAGCTGTTAGGACTTTATTAATTCGGGAAGTAATTACATCCTTTGTAGCGGCTTCAACAGCTTCTGGTGGTGCAGTATTTATAAAACTTATAGTTGATGGTGAAAGAGGAACACCTCCTATTAATTGATTTAATGCCCCATAAGTAAAACTCTTTACTTGGCTTGTGTATTTTTCTGCGACATCTGCCCCGTATTCATGTTTTACCTGTTCTATATCAAGCACTTGTCCGTTACCTATAGAGCTTTCTAAAAGACTATTGCTTGTAGTGTAAGTTCGTAATCCAATACTTATAGTACTAATTTTACCGGCTAAAATATTACTACCTTGCGTATTTAAGTCCTTTAATTTCAACCCATTATTAACAGGAATGTTAGCGATTCTATTTAGTTGAGCAAGTAATTGATTAGTAGGATTAGCTATCCCATCCTGAGTATACATTCTGTATGCGGCTTCCATTCTTGATTTCTGTACACTAGATAGTTTCTTGAATTGTTCTATACGTTCATTCTTTGTTGTAATAACTTTACCGTCAGCATCTAGGAGGTCTGTAAGAGAAGATAGAACAGTATATTTTCTTCTTCCTGTAAAGATACTACTTGGGTCATCTTCAACAGATGCTTCAGCGTCTACTCTGTTCTGCGTCCTACCTAATTCGAATTGATATGAGGCTTGATTATTCTGTACGTACGCCCAGCTTCCTTCTAACTCACGGGTAAAATGACTTGACATGAAGGCAGAGGCTTGTGCAGAACTAAAACCCATACTCATTAAATTTAAATGTGCATTTGTAGTATTATTTTCAACTACTTTTCCATTAGGAAGAGTGAAAGGCACATCTACGAGTTCTGGGTTAAATATTTCTGAGAGTAGCAAAGCTCCATTCTCATTCATGATCTTGTCTTGCAAAAGATGGTCTTGTTTGTTTAATTCAAAACCTGCCAGCCTAGTAGTTATAGCATTATAGGCACTGAACCATGTCATGCCATGCTGTTTACCTTTTTCTGCTACTCTTTGTGCTACCCATTGAGTTCTTGTATTATTCCAATCTTCTATAGGGATATTTTCACTACGAAGACGATCAGTATCAGCATTTACATCTCTTATTGCTTCATATGTACCGGCTCTTCTAGCAGTAGCATCTAGTTTTTTAGCATAAGGAGTCTCTTCAAAAGCATCTACTCCGGCAATAACAGCATTAGAGAAGTCCTTCACATAATCTTTGTCTGGTTCACTTGTGCCTTCAGTTCCAATAGCTGCGGATCGAGGCATAATACTAGCAAACTTACTTAGTTTATTAGGCGTTACATCTGGAAGAATTGTCTCAATTGCTTGAGCGGCTTGTATTGTTTTAGTTTGTTGTTTTGGCATTATAGACCCTTCTTATATTTAGCATAAGCACTTCCAAGAGAGGCACCTGCTTGTGCACCTTCTACACCACCTTTGAAAGCTCCCATAGCTATCTGGAAAGATCCATCAGACATTTGAGCCGCCGCAGTATTAATTTGAGATTGTGCGGCATTAGACCTATCTTGGTTCTCTAAAGCTATGCCTTGTGCTTCTCGTCCTAATGCAACTAAATTATCTTCTCCTTCCCCAATAACATTACCTTCTTGAATCATCTCTTGCATTTGCATGTTTAGATAAGATTCAAGTAATGACTTACCACTTACTCCTCTCTTTTCAGATTTAGCTAGAGCTAGTGCTTGACTTCGAGCATTCTTACGATTAATATTAAATAGTTTAATTCCAGTTTGTCGATTACTATCAACCATAGCTTCAGCTATTCCCAAATTCCTACGAATACTATTAGCATTTGCCATTCCTTGAGCAACTTGTCCACTAATAATATCATTAGTTGCTTTAGCATTGGCTTTATCATTAGCCATCTTTGCTTGCATACCGCCCATAGCGGCTCCAGCTACTCCTAGCACTGCTACTGCTACCATACTCATTAATTTATTTCTCCATCATTTGTTTACTTGTGTGAGTAATGTGTGTACCAGCTTGTACACATTCATGTGCTTCTTGTATGTGTTTTCTAGGGGGTTCTGCTACTTCTATCTCAGCTTCAGTAACAGTAGTACTGGTGCAGACATGAATAGTAGTCCACAGTACATCCTCTAATGCGTACACTGCTTTCTTTACACCTGCTTTAGCACTAAATATGCAGGGTGCTTCCTTTTGTTCACTTTGTGTATCAGTAGTAAATACTATGCATTTACCTTTGGCTAGTATGTTCAAGTGTTCACTCTTGTGTACTAAGCCTGTACAAATAGTTCCTTGTGGTATCAGCACAGTACGTGCATACATACCTCCACTAAATATATGACCAAACTCTAGTGGTATTTGTTGTTCTTGTGCTAATAAATCTTCAAGTTTATTTATACACTCACTTGAATCCACCTTCTTTACGTTTGAAGACATATAAATCCTCGTATCCCTCTACAAGCTCTACATGATTGCGTAATATGCCTATATTCTTTAGCATAAAGTACACATCATGTCCTTGGCTTATTTGTTTCTTGAACTTACGATACAGTGCAAGTAGTCCATAGTGTGTTCCATCTTGCCAGAGAACGTACTTCCCTGTACGTCCAACCATCTCTTGTGCATCACACACAATCCAGCAGTTAGTACCACTATGAAACACATCAGCGGTAGTTCGATGGAGAATAGGATCTCCAGTTACATTACATGTATCTAGTCCATGGTTCTCCACTTCAGTCCCCTTTTACATTAATCCTTAATAGCAAGTCCAACCAGACCAGATGAAGCGATTGTAACTGCCACAATTTGATCAGTTAATTCAGGTGAAATACCTAAACCAATACCACCAAAGAACATGATGATGCCTCTGATAGTACTTGCTTCACTTAGTCTTGCTAATATGTATGCCCACATATTTTATCTCCATTGTGTTGAAATTAATTACTACTACTCCTACTTTTACTTCTATTTATACTTTTACTTATACTTTTACTTTTACTTATAAGTAAGTAGTCATGTACCTGTCAAACATGCTCTCAGGCATTTCAGGTCGGCTAGATTTGGTACTGAAATAGACCAAACTTTTTAACCCGGTACTACCCTACAGGGTCAAATACCAATCCACTCATTGATTAAAAGAAGAATGCCTACTCCAAAGAATAGACACACTAGTACATATAAACATGCTCTTAATAAGCTCTTAGCTATTAGTTTCAATATGTACATTCACTACCTCCACATCAAGGGAACAGTGCTCCTACTAAGCTAGTCATACCACTCTGATCCATTATTAGTACTGTGATTGCTCCAAAAGCTGTGTACTTTATTTGCTGTAAGCACTTGTCTATTCGCTCCAAAGAGTCTGCTAGTTTGTCAGCAGTCGCTCTTATCTCCCGAATGTCTTGTGCATGCTCCTTACTACTCCACTCTAGCTTGGCTATGCGGGATTCTATTTCTACTGCCACTGGTTATTCCTTGTTTATTGAAATGTAGGCCCGTGAACCCAGCCCACAATTGCCAGACGGGTTCCCTGAGTCACAGGGGTTATTTGATGCCACACGAAAGATGGGAAAACGATTAAAGAACCTTTCTTTCTAATAGCAGGGTTTGAGTCACACGCCATAAATTCCAAATCGCCCCCTTCATAATCGTCCGAGGCTGATAACTGCAAAGTGAATCCAAGTTTTCTTGAAGATAAAATTGGGGTCATATCCATATGCCATCTGAAATGTCCACCAACTTCGTATTTATATATCTCAGTCGCATCTATCTGGTCATCGGTTCCGGTCAACTTAAAATTCCAGGAAGAATAATTCATCTTTTCAACATGGAATAAGATGTCAGATAACGGACTACCATTCTCATCCTTACTTAGTGGTTGTTGAGTGGATATCCTAGCATTGGATATAGAAGGTGCTGGGTCAGCACCCATTACATTAGTCGTAACATATGAAGTCTTCCACTCACCACTGGCCCTAGAAACAATTCCGTCAATAAAATTTGGATGCTCATCAAGCATCGCGACCTTATATACCTCATTGATGTGTGGGTTATTATTCGGCCTACACCTCATATCTATGAGGTTGGCGGTACTTCAGGACATAATCTTTCACTGCGCTCTGATAGAGACATAGCATCAAACTCAGCGGCTACCTCATCAAACACACCCGTATAAAAACCCTTCTCAGGCTCGTCACCATCCCAGTTCATTTCAGGCTCGTCACCAAAAATTCCTACGGGCCTTTCAATTTTAAGTCTGTCACAGCAAAGAAGTATCACGCTGTGTAGACGCATTCTAGCGTCATTACGTTGTTTCTTGTCATCCATTTAATGCACCCTTATTAACTATATTAAGTATCATTCCACAAATGTGTCGCACTAGAGTACCACTGACCGAAAGCGTAATATTGAGTACCGAACGACCCAATATAAGTCCATCCCGAAAGCGACACGGGGTTGTTGTTTGTATACGATAGCCACTTCACGGTAGCCCCTGACGCGCCAGTTGGGCCAGTTGGGCCTGTAGAACCATTACTGCCGTTACTGCCCGTTGGGCCAGTGCTTCCAGTGCTTCCAGTGCTTCCAGTGCTTCCAGTCGGGCCGACAAGTTGGGATTGTACTGACGATGGTAAAGTACCAACATTCGTTAAGTCATCAAACGCCGCTTTCTTACCACTGCCAAATGTGATGTCGCTGTTATCAATTGTAGTAGCCATTATTAACCCTCTTCCAAGTCTGTGATTCTAGATGCAAGTGACCTAATAATCTCTTGCTGTTCTTTCATACCCTCGATGAGCAATCCAACCATGTTTCCATAAGCTACGTTCTTAATGCCTTCTTCATTCTCTCCGACCACTTCAGGAAGAACCTTTTCGACTTCCTGTGCGATTACCCCAGTATGCCTAGCCTCAGTATCTTCAAGGTCATTACGGGTGAATGTAACACCTCTGATTTCTTCAATCTTGGATAAGGCATTCGGGATTACCCGGATATCTTCCTTGACACGTTCATCAGAGTTAGAGATTAAATTACCAGATGCCGTAAGATCGCCAGTGATTCCAACTCCACCGTTTTCGGTGTTGAGTTTCTGTGACCCATCGTTATATAACCTTACTGAAGCATTAACATCAGCCCGAATCATAACTTTTGTACCAGCCTCATTCAGCACATAAAAGTTACCATCAGTTTTTAATGATAAATTTCCCGTTCCTGTGTCGAGTATCACGCTATCCGATCCGTCATGGTATATCTGGAGATCGGAAGAATTACCACATAACAGCTTCTGGTTATCATCCAACTCAATAGAAGTGGGCTTAATCTTGGTGGATACATTTAGTTCGCCGGTGATTGAGCATCCATTAGCAGTTGTGGCTAGTTTAGAACTTCCGTTATGGTAAATATCAACTGCACCTGAAGTTACACACTTAACGAAGTAGTCGGAAGCACCCGCCGTCATTAAATTTAGATTAGTGGAGGAAAGGAGATGAAGATTTCCGCTTCCGGTGTCTGAAATATATGAATCCGATGAGTCATGGTATATCTCTAGGTCGCCATGAGTACCTAGTTCAATCTTCTCATTGTCATTCAATCCCAGAGTATCGCAGACTATCTTTCCGGTTACATTGATTCCAGTATTCGTTGATTCTAATTTGCCCGACCCGTTATAGTAAATTCTTGCGGCACCACCTTCATCTGCGGTGAAATATTGTGCGCCGGATGCACTTGTTAAGTGTATGAAAGTCGATCCCTGTACCTTTAAACCTCCGGTTCCGGCATCCGTAATGTAGCTATTCGCTCCGTCATGTACAATTTGAAGATCATTAGAAGCACCAAGTTTGAGATAAATATTATCTCCACCGGTTATATGACCTGTCATGGTTCCACCAGCTAACTTCAAGACTTCATCATCTTTAGCCAGCACATGTCCACCAGCCGTACTGCCGTCATGGACTACAAGAGTATCTTTTGTTGTATCAACGGTGCATTCTCGTACCGCACCAGTAAAGGATGAATGCTCGGAAGTTGTCCCACCTCGCAACTGTAGTTTCTTAGCCATCTTAGGTCAGACCCCCGAAGTCAAGTTGTAAATTACTTCCACTAATAGTTCCTATATTTGTCATATTGTTATTTTGACCATCTAAAGATCCGCCTAATTGCGGAGTAGTGTCTGATACCACGGATGAGATACCTGCTGAGATACTGGCCCAGATACTGCCTGTGTAATATTTCAATGTATTAACAGTAGAGTCATACCATAAGTCACCTGAAGAGGGACTACTTGGAGCAGAACTCGCAATCTTGTATTCATTCGCGTATCGATTAACATCTGCGATTGATCCGCTAACAGTGTTCACATTAGCTATTGATCCCCCGGCCAAGTTCACATTAGCTATTGATCCCCCTGTAAGGTTCACATTAGCTATGTTAGTGGCTGTAGTATTTACATTTGCAATCGATCCACTAACGGTAGACATTGAGGTTACATTCGCGCTAGTACCCAAAGTCCCCATTGCAGTGACGTTTGCAGATGTAGCAAGCAGATCCATATCCGTCACGATTGCAGATGTCGCTAATGTATTTAAATCTGCAACGACATCAGATGTAGCCAGTATTGCTAAGTCTGCGACTACCGCTGTAGTTCCTAATATTGCTAAGTCTGCTACAGCGGCGGCTGTTCCTAACCGTCCTATTTCTGTGGCTTTCCCCGCAGTTGCCGTTACGTCTGATGAAATACCTGCTGTAGTAGTGATGTTTGAGCTAATACTAGACAACGCAGACATGTTCGTGACGTTTGCACTTGTGCCCAAAGTCCCCATCGCGGTGACATTTGCAGATGTTCCCAAATGCCCCATCGAGGTTACATTTGCCGAAGTTGCTAATAAATTCATATCAACAACGATATCGCTCGTGGCTAATGTGTTCAGATCGCTAATGATGTCACTCGTAGCAAGTGCATTCATATCACTAATGCAATCAGCCGTAGCCAATAAATTCATATCAGCTACTACCCCGGTAGTGCCTAGTAATGCTAAATCTGCTACAGCGGCGGCTGTTCCCAATCGCCCAATCTCTGTTGCTTTCCCGGCAGTTGTAGTAATGTCGCTGGCTATCCCGGCAGTAGTCGTAATGTTTGCACTAATGCCAGACAGGGTGTTCATGTTGGTGACGTTTGCAGATGTCCCCAAAACATTTAAATCATTAACTACATCGGCTGTTCCTAAGACATTTAAGTCTGAAACGATGGCGGCTGTTCCCAATATCGCTAAATCTGCAACAGCATCACTAGTACCTAATCTACCAATTTCCGTTGCTTTTCCGGCAACCGTATTTACATTAGCTATTGCCCCAGATACAGTATTTACATTAGCTATGTCATCAGCAACCGTCGAGATATCTGAACCTGTAGACGTTGTCGCGGCCACAGCGATTGACCCAAGATCCTCCGCGTAGACCACATCTCCAGAAACAATATTAATATTAGTCTGGTCAGCGGCTGATGGTGCAGTTGATTGCCAAGCAGACGCACTTGTGTCATAAGCCTTCAATCCACCTGATGTAGAGTTCCACCACAGGTCACCATTTCCAAGGCTAGTAGTAGGTGCACTCGATGCAATCCTGTAGATCTGAGAGAACGCATTAACATCAGTAACATTCGAAGCTACTGTATTAACATTCGCAATATCAGAAGACACAGTTGCCATATTAGTTACATTACCACTTGTTCCTAATGTACTCATTGCACTGACATTAGCACTAGTAGCTAATAAATTCATATCTGTAACGATATCGCTTGTAGCTAATGTATTTAAGTCACTAATGATATCGCTCGTAGCTAATGTGTTCATATCTGAAATCACATCTGATACCGCTAGGGTATTCATATCACTAATGATATCTGCTACAGCAAGTGTATTCATATCTGAAATACAATCAGTAGTTCCTAGTAGTGCTAAATCTGCAACAGCATCAGCAGTTCCTAATCTACCAATTTCAGTAACCTTATCAGCTACTGCATCTAAGTCAGCTACAATCGCAGATGTTCCTAGTGTATTCATATCTGAAATTGCATCACTAGTACCTAGTAAAGCAATCTGAGACACTTTGTCAGCTACTGCATCTAAGTCATTAACTACACTTGTTACAGCTAGTGTATTCATATCATTAACGACATCTACTACAGCTAATGTATTCATATCTGAAATACAATCAGTAGTAGCCAGTAGATTCATATCAGTAACAATATCTGCTGTCGCTAGTAGTGCTAAATCTGCAACACACGCTGATGTACCAAGTGTGTTCATATCTGATACACAATCGCTAGTACCTAGTAAAGCCATACTAGCTACATTAGCACTAGTTGCTAACAGGTTCATATCAGTGACAATATCACTCGTTGCAAGTGTATTTAAGTCACTAATGATGTCACTTGTAGCCAGTGCATTCATATCACTAATTACATCAGCATTTGCAAGTGTATTCATATCTGAAACGATATCACTTGTCGCTAATGTATTCATATCTGAAACGATATCAGCTACAGCTAGTGTGTTCATATCACTAATTACAGCACTAGTACCTAATAAAGCCATCGATGCTACATTCGAACTAGTAGCTAGTAGATTCATATCTGTAACGATATCACTTGTCGCTAATAGGTTCATATCTGTAATTACATCAGCTACAGCTAGTCTATTAATGTCAGCAATATTGTTTTCTAATGTTTGGATATCTCCAATATTAGTAGCTACTGTTGAGTAATCGGTAGGGGAAGTAAGAAGATCCGCAGTTGTAGTGCCTACTTGAATAGTAATGGCAGTGCTTGTAGCGGGTGCGGTGTCGAACACAATCGAGTTATTGATGACTGTATAATCATCTTTACTTGTTACTGACTGTGAACCGCCTGAAGGGGTTTGGAATACCTTTACGTGATCATCGGAGATAATCCTAAAGCCTATGCTATAGGCAGTAGTAGTACCATCTCCTGTAAACGCTTTATCTGAAACCATGTTAAATCCCTATGTTTACTTAGTGTGTGCTATTGGTTAATCTTTATTCACACTGTTCTTGATTTAGTTGTGAAGTTGCCTTTAAGATTCGAACTATCTAGACAGAACCCTGAAGCATCTTTACTTAAGACTGTTATTGTTGTTTTACTTGTTTCTCCCATTACTACAGCTTTGTCTGCTGTTGATGTGTGACTTAGTGTACCAACATCTACTTTGATCTTTTGTACACTACTTGGTCTAGTTTGCAATTGGTAGCTACGTATTTGCAATCTACCTTGTTTGTCATCCACCTTTACATCACCACCTGTTCTGAATCCCCATTCACTTAGTTTTATTTCACTTGAGTAAGTAGTAGTATTTCCAGTCAACTCTGCATCCACATAGCTCACACTTGTATAGTCAGACTTGGCTAGAGAAACCTTACTCATCTTTGTTACACTACTACCTGAGACAGTTATGTTGTAAATTACATACAACTCATCTCCGATACATCTAATATTAGTAATAGCTATTGTACTACTGAATGTCCATTTGTGCCATGCACTCTGGGCTTTTTTATCACCTTCCCAACTCTGATTGTACACATATATAGTAGATGTCTCATCACTACTTAGTACAAACAGCATATCGTACTTAGCACTTACTTCCATGTCTACTGCATTCTTAGGAATGTAGTCACTAATGTGTGCACTAATGTCAAAAGCTAAGTTGTCTACTGAGTCAGGTACATTGTAATATTCACGTACCTGTGTACTTGATCCTTTGTTAACACTAAAGTAAGTATTAGGCCCAATAGGTACTGGCTTAGTCTTAGGATTCATCTGATACACAGTTGATTGACTAATAGTAGCTGTGTCAGGCTTTAACTCATCACTTGACGATAAAATATACTGAGCATTAGTGCCAAATAAAAGCAAGTTAGACTTAAAAGGAACTGCATACTTCAAGTAAGCTACCTGATTAGTGTCTACAGCTACATCAATAGGATCAGTAGCAAGTAAATCAGTTACCGTTGTCCTGAAGAAGTTCTCATAAATACCCAACTCACTCATAATGATGGAATCATCACTAATCACACCTAGTCTGTTCCTGTAAAAGAATACATCTTCAATCGTATTCCCTACAAAGCTAGGCATCATATTACTAAAGTCATCTCCTACTTTACGATTAGTGTATGCAAATGTACCAAATGTAAAGTTAGTCAATGAGTTACGTATAAGAGTATGAGGCATTGTCGTAGCATCTACTCCTACTTTAATACCACTAGCTATTGATTCTTTCCACGTACCATCTGTATATGTAGTCCAGAAGCCTTCGAAGTTGTTCTTCTCATCTCCTGTAATCTTGATTAAAGTGTCTGTACCATCATAACTACCCATGTCTTCAGGTAGATCCTGAATCTTTGATATGTAACCCCACCATCCTTCTGATGCTTGGTTACCCCATGAGTCTGACACTTCCCATGTGCCTGCATTATTCTTAAGCTGTCTTAATACACTTCCTGAGTTAGTAGCATTGCTTAAGTCACCTGCTAGTGTATTAGCTACTGTCAGTGAGTTCTTACCATAGGCATTAGCTCCACTTGTACTAGCCGCTTCAGTATCAGTAGGACGTAGTGCAGTTGTGCTTCCATCATAAACTTTGTACTGGTATGTACTTGCTTGCTGATTGTCAGTACCACCATATGCAACATAGCTACGCTTAACCCAATAGTAAGCATACTTCTTATGCAATACAGTTGAGCTACTATTTCCATGTGTATATGTACCTGACTCAGCTATTGTCTTTGTTTTGTTAACAATAAAAGTAGTATCACCAATAGTAGTAGCACTAAAGCTATCTCTAGGAACTACTCCTGATGCAAGTGTAAGGTATGACACACTGGTTTCTGAATCTACAAGAGTGCCATCTAGTTTGTACACATACCATGCACCACTAATGATAGCAATTACATAAGACTCTAAACCATCTCCTCTACTGTACGAATAAATATAAGGATCTAACCCATTTAATGCTGTGAGTGCTCCTATGTGTACAAGAGGATTTCTTCTCCTTGTACCATCAGTAAAAGACAGTGTACAGTTCTTCATGTCTTCTACTTGTGATTCATGTCTAGACTCTACTGCTTGTTTGCTTACCCCATTGACAAAGGATGGAATCGTTTGATTAACTTCACTCATCCTACAGTCCTGCCGGGTTACGTGATCTAGTCATTGGTCTATTTGTTACACCATCATCGAAGATTGAGTAATCACCTAGTCTCATTTCTTCATTCAACAGTGTAGCAGTTGATCGTTGTATGTCTTCACGCAGTAGTTTAATGGTGCTATCTACACCAATCACTCGTGAATACAGTTTCTCTTTAGCTAAATCTACTATAACTACCTGAGCGTGGCTAGGTAGATCATCAAAGTCAATGTCCCATATGACATCTACTTCTACTGTTTCAGTAAACACAAAGTCGTGTTCCGCTCTATTGTACAGCTTGTTGTCTTTTACAATGTAGTCAGATGAAGCAGATGTTGCATCCACAGATAAGGCTCCATATGGAATAATGATCTCATCATTAGTATTCGGCCTAAGCTCCCACTGTGTGTCAGTATTGAATATAAATCCTCGACTAAGTAACTCTGTTTTAGCCTCATCCAAGAATGTGTCAGACAGTTCAGCCTCATAGATACCAGTAATAGGAGTACTACTCCCTAGTGGTCGTTCACCTATTGTAACTAGACAAATATTAATTGCTTCATTTAACTTCTTCATTGATATCTATCCCTTATTCACACACACAAGTTTACTACTACTTATAAGTAAACCCGGAGGTGAAAAAAAAGGGTGCTCCTCAATTAAGAAGAACACCCTAATGACGCAATCACTCTATTTTATACTTATTATGTACATATGTGAGTGATTACACTAACTTACGTCTTGCTGAATCTCTGACAACAACCAGCGTTCAAGACTCCTTCGCCCATAGCATAGCTAGAGACTAACAGCGTACCCAATTTCTCAGGAACATAGTTAGCTTCAGATACGATATCGAGCAACTTAACAACACCAACAGCAGAAGGGGTAAACATATAGCCCCAGTTACCACTCGAAATGTTGTTACTGGTAAGAATACGAACACCAGCAATCTTGAAGACATTACCTGAATCAATACCACCATTGTTACTAGTCCAATCACGGTTAACCGCTTTACTAGACTGTACAATGTTGTAGTATGCTTCTGGATTTACAACACATACACGCTCACCAGTAACATCTTTCTCATCGAATCTCTGCTGTGCATCAAACATGGCATCAACAAATTCATCAGTAGTAAGAGTTGTACCAAGATCGAAATCAGCGTTAATAGCTGGCTGACCTGTCTTAGGAGTTGCACCTTCACATGCGTCAAGCTGTGCTACTACTGCTTGGTCAACTTTCTTAGCAAGAATGTTACCAATTTCAGTAGAATACTGACCACGTACTTCGTAATGACTCATTGCTTCCTGCATGTCATCTACAAACACAGATGCATACCTACGAGCAGTGATAGTAATTACCTGTTCAGCCGCCGCAATCGTGGACGGTACAATGTCCTGACCGGGAATATGAACAGTGGTAGCAGTCAAGTTACCAATTACTGGGAACTGTGCTGACTTACCTGAGTCGATGGATCGTACATTTACTAAAGGAAGGAAGACATTATTCGTTGAGAATGCAGTCAGAACTTCCCCGGAAAACACCTTCAATGCAATATCAGTACCTGATGTATTGATAATACCAGTGGAGGTGTTGGGTGCCCATGCGGCACCAGTAGGGTTACCTAATGCGTAATTCGCCATTTTATTATTATTTTACTTATGTATAGTTTTAGTTTTTATTTACCTCATGTGTAGTAATTGGTATCCTAAACAGGGTGTCCTCAGACTCTTATTCAGGGCATTTATACATATGTAAGTATCTTACTTAAGTGCATCCACTCTAAAAACTGGACTTGCCAATCTTAGACTGCACTCTTGCTCTATAGCGAGCATCAGATTTATAGTCAGGGTGCTTAATGTCTCGCATCATGTCTGACTTAGTTTCATATCCACTAGTCGCTGTTGATGTCTGACCACTTAACCTACTACTACCAATCTGTTGAGGGTTAGCCATTTTGAATCTACTGTACAGACCTTGTACAGAAAACCTAGCTGAGTCTTCATTGTCAAGTGTACTATTGAACGCTTTCTGTTCACTAGAACTCAGATTAGTACTAGCCCACTCAATCATACTATTGTATTCTGCTTCTCCACCTACATCAGATTGGATACGGTCTGCAAATGTATTCTGCATAGCCGTTTGTCCAGCAATGTATTGATCAACAGCACTACGTGGTATGCCTGCTTGTTCTAGTTTCTTAAATGAGTCTTCGCTTAGTTCACCCTGTGTATCATACTCAGATTCTAGGGATGCAAAGTCTAACCCTGCCGCTTCTACTGCATTCTCTGCTTCATTAGTCTCAACTGGTGCGGTGTCTTCCTCAGAAGGCGCATCTGCTTTGCCTAACTTAGACTGTAATTCAGTATAAGCCTTTTCTAATTCTTCTACATTCTTGTACTTGCCTGCTAGTAATTTCTCACCTTCTTCAATCTCAGGCTCAGTGCCAATGGTATTTGCGTTATCAATATCAGTCTGTAGTGTTTCCTTTAGACTTTCGTTGCTTTTGTCTACTACGTCCACCATCGCTTGATCGTGTTCGCTTAGTTTTACTTCCTGTTGCTCTGTGCTTTCTATTTCCAGTGACATCTGTAGTCTCCTTAGTTTCTGAAACTGTGTCTACATCTGTGTAAACAGTTATCGTGACTTCCCCCACTTCCTACTACTCCTATTTTCACTTATAAGTAAGCATCATAAAAAGTAAGTAACTTAACTCATAAGTTGTTGAGCACCCATTGCACCTGCCTGAGCACCACCAGACTGAGCCGCACTATCTAGTCCAATCTGCTGACTCTGTGCCAACTGTGCTTGCTGTGCTTCTTGAGCTTTCTGCTCTGGGTCTTTAATGATTCCAGTAATGTCTACTCCTAATGATGTAGCAATGCGATCAATAACCGCATCTACATTTGTATGTTGAGCAAAGATTTCTGGGCCTAATAGCTGTTGCAATGTCTGTGCAAACATAACTAACTTATTGTAGTCATGTCCTCTACCTAGTGCCTCAAGACCAGTAACAATAACTGGTTCGACAAGTCCTTCAGGTAGTTTGGTTTTACTTTGTTTAAGAATAATCTTAACTAGTGGCAACTGTAGTTCTTGGCTTAAGATTGAATAAATACCACCAAGAGCATCCTCAAGTTCACCAGCAACAAGTCTAATTTCTTCTGCTGTTACTCGTTCTGCATCTCTACGTGCACCTTCTGTTAACAAGAAAGCCGCCGCTAGTCTCTGTTGCAACTGTTGACTAAGCTCAAAAGCAATCTGTAGATCAGTTGTCTTCTGAACCTGTAGGGTGGTTACATCACTTGCGCGACCTTGAACAAAGTCACCTGATTTAGCACGAGCTAGATCCTTAGCTCTAGTAGTAGCAGTAGGATCAACCATAAACACGATCTTACTACTAGCCGCCGCACTTTCTACCATTGCCTGAGCAAGGGCTTCTAAGCTACGTAAATCTCCAATATATTGTTCTACTAATCCTCTACCATAGTCTTCACCATTGATAGCTGTCCATCTTAAAGCTAGGAATGGTACATCTTCAGGCTTAAGTACTCCTTCTGTTCCTTGTACAATTTCTTCAGCAACTTCTTGGTACGTATGATAATTACCATCTTCCATTACTTTGATACATGTGTACAGCTCTGTTTCTTCTTCTTCTAGCTTTAACTCTGGTAGATCACTTGGATGAATAGTTTCTCGTACAATAATTTCAATGATCTTACCTAGTGCATTACGCTTAACTACATACTCTTCGAGATTATAAACACGTAACTGACCTTCATCAAGTCTAAGTAGTGCATTACCAGTTCCTATAAGTAACTTTAATCCTTCAAATAAAGGAACACGATAGGCTTTCTTTTCGATATATGTATAGACTTCCTTCTCAAATAGAGCTAGACTTTTATCTAGTTCCATCTTCTGTGCATCATCCAAGATTGCAATCTCTTCTTTATTAGGCATGAGCCTAAAGAAGGGAGCATTAGGAGGAAGTAAAGTAAGTAGTAATTTACTTGCTAAATGATTAATCGCTCTACTGCCTAGAGACTGGTAAGGAGTCTTAAGAGTATCCTGTTCCTTGTGTCCCTGCTTGGTTAAGAGGGACGGAATGGTTAGTTCTGCACACGCTCGTGCACGATCTAAAACTGAAGTCTTACTTGTTTCTAATTTACTCCACCTAGTCTTTAAGGTGGTCTCCATTTCACCACCAGAACTAGCTTCATTATAAGCCATTAGCCATACCCCTTGTTAACACCAGTATTTGTACCAGCGTTCTTGGCATTACTGGTAATAGCTAATTTACTAGTCTTACTTGTAGTCTTTTTCTTCTTAACATCATCTGGTTTAAACACAATAGCTTCAGCTAATTCTGTCTTAGCTGGTGCTGGAGCTTGCTGTCTATATGTCTTAGTACCACCCATATTTAGGCTCCTTTGTTTACACCCGTAGCACTACCACTAGGACTCAAGGGAACCTGTAGTCTTTTCTTGCCTTCCTTAATAGCCTTTAGTTTCTTTTCTTTGTCTTTAGCAGTATCTGCTGTTGGTTCAAAGATAGCTTCTTCTACTGGCTGGGCTGGGGCAGGGGCTGGTGGTGCGGCTGGTGGTGCGGGTACGCTTGGACTTCCTCCCATATTAGGGTTCTCCTTTCTGTTGTAGCTGTTTAAGTAGTCGTATTAATTCGATTACTCCTGCTTTCCTACCTAATTCATAAGGGCTTAGTTGTCCTAATTCCTGTATAGGGAAGATGTCTGGGTAATTAGTGTCTAGCACTTTAAGTAAGTCGCTAGAATGAGTAGGAATAGTTTCCATATTATAATGTCCTTTTACTTTTACAAATTGAATGGATTGTCTAAGTCTTTGATTACCTTAACTTTCTCAGGAAACTGCACACACATCATAAATCCCTCATCTGTCTCTTGACATACACGTAAAATGTTACTTTCTGTATCGTAAGCCCATCGTGCATCATCAAGTAAACACTCTGCTTGAGCTATAGCTGAGTAGAAAGTAAGTAGTATCAATAGACCTGTAAACAATATACTTATAAATAAAGTCTTAAACATTATTTGTTCCCCTTAATCTTAGGAAACTGTAACAAACTAAAGTCTCCTTTAACTCCACCTTTAGTGTACTCAGTGCTACGTGCTTCAAAGAAATTAGTGTGCACTACTGAGCTAAGTAGTTGATCTATCCACGGTAAAGGATTATCAACAAACCAATTAGCTTTAAGACCCAGTTGCATGAGCCTACGATCAGCTATGTACCTGATGTAATCTTTCATCTCTTCTGGTGTTAAACCCTCAATGCCTCCCTTTTCAAATGCCATGTCAATGAAGTTGTCTTCAAGCTCAACCATATTCCTAGCAATTGTGTACAGATGTAACTTGAACTCGTCTGTCCATACTTCAGGATTCTCCGCAATCATAGTACGGAACACCTTGGTCATGCCTTCAATATGTTTAGTCTCATCCTTGATAGACCATTCTACTACTACTCCCATGTTCTTCATCTTACCAAAGCGTTGGAAGTTAAGTAGCATAGCGAAGGAACTGAACAACTGTAGACCTTCTGTAAAGCCACTATATACAGCTATAGTTTTAGCAACTTCTTCTACACCACTGTACTTACTTGGATCAAAGCGTTCAATGTAGTCATGCTTACTAGCCATCACTTCATACTGCCTAAACTCACTGTAAATGTCTTCACTAAAGCCTAGTGTATCAGTCAATAAAGAGTAAGCATCCATATGAGTTGCTTCACGATTAGCAAAGGAACCCATCATCATACGTAACTCAGGGGCAGGGAATAGAGGTATCAACTTATCATAATATCCACTAGCTACATCACTGTCTGCTTGAGTAAAGAGTAGTAGTATGTTACGAATAAGATGTTTTTCTTCTAAACTTAAACGAGTCTGCCAATCTTTAATGTCTTCATGCAGTGGAATCTCTTCACTAGTCCAGTGCATCTTCTCATGTTCTTTGAATGCTTCATAAGCCCACTCATAACTAAAGGGTTTGTAGCTGTCCCTGTGTTTAAATATTGTACTCATCATTAGCCCTCACATGCTAGACATTCATCATCGATTGGGATTACATTACGCTCAATCTGTACACCCACTGACTCTGCTCTACTGAGTGCTTCAGTTCTAAGATAGTACAGTGACTTAAGCTCAGTCATTCCTTTCCAGTGTACCTTGTGTAGATATTCCCACTCTACTTCAGGAGGAAAGAACAAGTTAACACTCTGACTTTGACATACATAGTCTTGACGATCCACAGCATGTTGTACAACCCAGTTCTGATTGATTTCAATAGCTGTTTTAAATACATCCCTTGTCCATTCAGGTAGCTCCACCAGGTGTTGTACAGATCCATTGTGGATAACTATAGATTGCCATGTTTCTTCTACTTTACCCGGATAGTACTCTGCTATTTCTTTATGAAGGTATCTATTCTTGACCAGAAAGGAACCACTAGCAGTCTTTTGTAAGAATGCATTAGCTTTCCAAGGCTCAATGCTAGGACTCGTATCAACAAGAATACTGGAACTAGCGTTAGGAGCAATAGCAAGAAGATGAACATTCCTACGTTCAGTATCACTTGTTCCTTGAATGTCGTTGGGTGTACCACGTTCAACGGCCAATTTGATTGACGCTTCATGTGCTTGCTCCTTTATCTGTTTGAATATACGCCTGTTAACACTGATAGCTAAGGCTGACTCAAAAGGAATACCTCGCTTCTGAAGCAATGCATGATAACCCATAGCTCCTATACCTATTGACCTCTCTTTGGTTGCACTATTAATAGCTCTCCAGTAGTCCTTTGTATCACTAGTAGTAATAAAGTATTCCAATACATTGTCTAAGAAGCGTGTTAGATCAGCAACAATATTAGTATCTTTCCAATCGTCATACTTTTCTAAATTAAGTGAGCTTAGACAACACACTGCTGTTCGCTCAGGAGTAGTAGGAAGCATGATCTCTGCACATAAATTACTACCATGCACACGTAGTCCTTTCTCTTTGTGTGCTATTGGTTGTAACTCATGTACAACATCTTCATTCATTATGTAAGGCTCACCTGTCTGGTGTCTTGTAACCAGTAGTGTCTTGTACAAATCTCTAGCACCAGTCTTGTCTACTACCTTGCCTGTTTCTGGTGCAACTAGATACCAGTCTGCATCATGTCGTACAGCATCAAGAAACTCCTGACTAATCACTACTCCATGATGAATATTTAATGCCTTACGATTGATGTCACCACCAGTAGCCTTGCGTATACCTATGAACTCAAGGATATCTGGATGTGACACATGCATGTAAGCAGCATACGCTCCTCTGCGTGTAGTACCTTGATGGTATGCTAGTACATCTGCATCCTGTGTCTTGAGGAAGGGTATAACACCGGGACTCTTATCCGTATGCCCTCGGACACTAGACCAGTGTGCTCCTACCCCTCCTCCCGCTACACTAAGTAATCTAGACTCTAGTGTGTGTTCGTTTAGTCCTTTGATTGAATCATCTACATAGTTCAAGAAGCAACTAATAGGCAAGCCCTTTGTATTCTTCTTTGAGTTAGCTAGTACAGGTGTAGAGTAAGACATCCACAACTTACTTACATAGTCATACATGCGTTGTGCCATCTCAGGACTATCACTAAACGTAATAGATGTCCTTGCAAAAGCATCTTGAGGTGACTCGCCTTCAACCAAGTATCTATCTTGCAATGTTGCATGTGAAAAGGGACTAAGCAAGGCATCCCTTTGGTAATCAATATCTATAATTCCTGTACTACTTACTACTTTAGTCTCCATCTATTGGACTCCAGAGTTCAATGTTATCTTCTCCATCCCATTCATTTGGAGTGAGCATCCTTGCTACTCTCGCTTGCTGTAATGCATCCTCGTGTGTTAAGCCTTTACTTACATACGTGTCCACGATTAATTCCCACGTAGTTCTCTGCTCTCCTAAGTGTGCACTGTCTGGATCTAAAATCTTTGCACACCTGACCTTACCTATATTAGGACATCCTTTATAGCCATCACTTGTATCGCCAACTAGTACTTGTTCGTAGAACTTGTACTCTGCTTCTTGTTCACTAATGTAATAGTTCTTTTTCTTTGAATAATTATAATGCTTTCCGGGTGCTTGGTCAAGGTCTTTATCGATATGACATATCACCCACTTGGTAGGCTCGAACATGGTAAGCCATACACAGAAGTCATCTGCTTCCACATAGCATGGAACATGTACATTGAATGTAGCGTACACCCATCTCTTTAGTGGCATCAACATTTCTAGTGGGTGCACAGACTTCTTACGGTTCCACTTATAAGTAGGGAGTACATTGTATCTAAAGTTAGTGCTAGGACTAAGCACCAGTAGAGCTTCAGTACAACCTGTGTTTTCAAGTATCTCATCGATGTGCCTGCTTATGCCTATCTTTGCATCACGAATATTAAAGAACACACTAGTAACATCAGGTTCCCATTCAATAACATCTTGATTAATACTCGCGTACTTGTATATGATTGAGTCAGCATCGATGAGTGCTTTCACTTGGTTATTCCTATAGCTGATAATAGTTGTCTACGTGTCTGCTTACCTCTAAGTATCTTGACATGCTCATCTTTAACTATAATAGTAGTAGGAAGTGTCTTGACCCCATACTGAATAGCAATATCAGTAGCAGACTCATCATCAAGTGATATCTCTTGTACGTCCCAGTCAGCATGTAGATCCTTTACCACTCGATCCCAGACTAATTGATAATCTTTACATGATCCACACCACGATGCACTAAACTTCAATAGTTTCTTCATTCTTTATACTTTTCAATTAGGTTAGCATGTCTGATTGAATTATGTAAGGTTGTCCAATAGATCCTAATGAGAGTCTCTACTGTATAAAACTTAAACCACCAAGGAAATACTGCATGGATAATTGCCGTAATTCCTGCCCATATCAATACCCATCCATTAAAAAATGACCTATGAAAGTGAACCCAGTAGCCTTCTGGACCGGCTGTGTCATTAGGATGTTTTGTAAATGGATTATTCATTCTTTTTCCACTAGTCTAGGTTTACCACATTGACACATGTCTACTCTGTACTTAAGTAACTCACTTGAGTCATAGTCCTGTTCAATGTCAGCACTAATAGCCGCTGTTCTAGCTGACTCAATGCCAGGAAGTATAAACTCAAGTGGAACCCTGTAACCTTTCTTGTTCAGGTATTCCATATAGTTTTCAATGTTTACTTCCCACGCACTAGGGTTCACGGTTAAACGTGTAGCGAATACAAACTGATCATACTTTAAAGTAGGCATGTCTTGATGTAAATTTTTACTTACTTCTTTCCCATCTCCTCTACATGTATGCCTACTCATTCTAGTGAGCTAATTAACTGATCTAAATACCACCTAGCCTTCTTCAGATCTTCCACACCATTCTTATCTTTGTATCTAGTTACATACTTAACTACGTTGCCTTCCATATAGTTCATACCTTTACTTTTAATGTAATCAATGCACTCTATGCCTTTCTTGTAGTAGTGAGGATTGATTGATTCATCCCCGTCTAAGAAATTATTAGCAAGTTCCATAGAACGATCATAAGAATCTTCCATCAATGACTTAGGCATGGGAGACTTTACATGCTTACTTGTTCTAACTTTATCCCAATCATCTTGCGTTAAATCATTCAGTCGTTTCTTAGTGGATTCTACATACTTGTTTAAGTTCTTTGATTTATGTTCTTCATGTGTTATAGAATGTTCATGCTTCATACTATCTTCTCCCCATTCAGTTACAAGTACTCCATCTTTACTAAGTATACGATAGATCATCTAGTGTGACTTAGACTTCAATTGATCTACAGTGTACCACTTAATGCAATCCAAAATAGCACACTTAGGATCTACCCATAATGTACCCTTGGGTATCTTACCTTCATGTTCAACACTCTTAGGTTTCTTTTTATTAGCATCACACACAATGCCAAACACTTCACTAATCATACTATCTACATCATCTGAATCAAGAGTAGGGTAAGTATTCTCTAGATGATCCCTGACAATCTGATCCATAAACTCCAGGCATCCAGTAGACCAGTTCTTAAGTCTGATCCACCACTCCATACTTTCAGTACTAGGTACACCTGCACTTAAGAACTTACATGTTGTTCCTTCAAGTACAAACCTATAGTCAGCTTGTGCATCTAGATGATCTGCTAAGTCTGTAGCTACCATGAATTCATTAAGCTCTTCAATTAGCATACCTTCTTCTAGCTCACGATCAAACACAAGTCCATTACGATCCATGTTCCACTCTACTACTTCCTTCTTGTATGCATTCATCCTACCGTCTTCACATGCTTCCTCTTCTACACTCATCATTCATCCTCCTGACTCAATTTATTTCCCCAGCCTGTACGCTTGGGAGCCTTTAGTGTTGGATCAATCTTTACTTTACTTTTACTAATAGTAATCTGTACATAGTCAGCATCAGATAGACCACCCCAACTAGCAGACATTTCTGGATAGTACATCATGTTGTCATCAACTAGTATAGATCTCTTGGTCATGGAATCACACAAGAACTTACTGACTGGGAACTGAAAGTTGTCTATGTCTCTACGTCTTTTAGTTTTAAAGAAGAACTTAAAGTCAATCTTAACTGGGTGTGTGAATGGTTTAATATTTTGTAGCACTGGGTCTAGCACCTTGTCATACACAGTCTTGGCATTGTTAAGCGTATGAAAGTACGCATTCCTGTACAAGTTAGCACTCAGTAATCTCATCACACCACCCTTGCCCTTAATCAAAGGAAAAGGAATATCAAAATGAACTGGTTTCATTATTCTCTCCTAAATTTTTCACCTATTTTTCAATGGGTATCCATCCATGTAAGACCTGACTTAGCCTTACCCTGTAAAGGTAGTCTCCATTTAAGTTGAGTAGTAATACTACTGAACGTATGCTCACAGATGTCTTTGACTTCATCCACTATATCATTACGAACTTCTAGTTGAATCTCATCGTGGATATTGCCTACAAATGCTACAGCATCCCCATACTTTTGTAAGTTCTGGTCGAGTAGTATAGCGTAATACTTCATCACATATGCACCAGCACTCTGCAACAGTGTATTCAAAGCACTATGCTCACTTCGTATGTACAGTCTACGTCCTGTGATACCACGCAAGTAGCCTATCTCTTGGTACTTACTTTGTACACTCTTTGTCAGCTTTGACAGTGCTGGAATACTGGTAAAGAACTTCTTCTTAAGCTGTTCACCTCGTTTACTACTGCCTCCTACTACTGCACCTAGCTTGCCACTTCCAGCACCATATAGTAGTGCATAAATAAAAGTCTTAGCTTGATCACGAGTATCAAGACCTGCCATCTTCTGATTGTGAGTATGAATGTCTCCATTCAATAGCTCCCTACCATAGGCACCCTTGTCAAAGAATGCCATATAGTGTGCAAGCATTCTAAGCTCTAAAGAATTTGCATCAACTCCTACAAGTTGATACCCTTCTGGTACAGTAAACAACTCCCTGCACTCTTTACCTTTAAAAGATCTTCCACTTGGGACTTGAGCCAGATTTGGGGTACGATGTGTACAGCGACCTGAAACAGCACCAAGAATATCAAGCTCACCATGAATCCTCTGCCCTTCATCGACTAGTTTTAGCCATGCGTTTTTACCTTCAATAATCATGCCAAGCACCTTCTGTAAGTCAAAGTACTTACTGAGTAGCTGGGCTTCCTTGTACGGCAGTTTACCTAATATAGTTGCATCAACTATTACACTACCTTTGTCTGTGTATTCCTTGGGCTTCCACCCATACATATGATGCAACCACTTGTATATATGCTTACGTGATCCAGCATTGAACTCAGTTAACTTGACAGGTGTGAACTCACCTACAGTCTGAACACGATTGCCTGTTACTTTACACGTAGAGTTACGAGGATACTTCTTGTACTCCTTGACTACGCTACCAAAGTATAAAGGCTGGAACACTTCCTCTAGTTCACATTCAATACTTTCCTTTTCTCTTTGCAACTCTACGTGTAATCTTTGAGCACGTTTAGTATCGAAGTACCAGCCTTTCTCTGTCTGCTTCTGAATAATAGTAGCAAACTTGTGCTCTAAACTTAGTGCTTCACTGGGTACTTTGTACTTATAAGTAACTAAGTGTCTATAGAGTTTGTATGTACAAGCAACATCACGGTTACAGTACTTCAACATATCCGCAGTGAACACATCCCAACCGCCAGCATACTCTCCTTTAGGAAAGTCCATACGCTGACCCCATGCTTTAAGTGAATGACTTGTCTTCAGCTTGGGTTCTACCTTAGCATGTAATGCTTCACGTTCTTCCAGATCATAGTACGCTAACTTGCTGTAGATCAGTGTGTCTACTATTTCACAATCAAGTTCTAAGTTGTATAGTTTCTTAAGTACTGGCAAGTCATAGCCAATAATATTATGACCTATAACTACATCAGCAGTCTGTAGTAGTAATGGTAGTCTGTGTATATTGTTGGGAACATACGAATGATACTCCCCCATCTCGTGATCGTAGACAACAGCACAATGTATCTTGGTGCACTCTTGTAGTAAGCCATCACATTCAATATCAAAAGTCAGTGTTTTCAAAAGAGGTCTCCTCACTTGGTGATAGCTCAATTCTACCTGTCTGCTTACTGTAAATCAAGGTGTCTGCTAAACCTAGTGATCCTGCGAACCTATTCTTTAGTACACGTATCCTGATGACATCGCCTTGGTCTTCACTTTGTGCATTACGCTCTAGTCCTATTACACCATCACTTAATTGTGCTATGCCTCCACTCCCTCTCAATTGTCCAAGAGAAATTTGAGCACCATCTTCGTGATTCTTATTGTCTCCTGTCCTACGCAAGTGACTAATGATTAACATACCTATCTGTGTCTCTTCAACCAATGATCTAAGCTCAGTCATCAGCTTATCAATAGCTCTACGCTCATCACCTGTGTCCATACCACTTACAACAATGGATATATGATCTAGTACTACATAGTCAACACCACATGTGTGTACCATTACCCTTATTTTGTTGAGTAAGTTTTCAGTTTCTATTGATCCAAAGTGATCATACAAATACAGCTTACCTTTGCCTACTGTTTCATCCCACGCTTCCTTCTCTTGTTCAGGAGTCAGTTCATTGTCATAGAACAGAGGTCTACGTACATACATGCCTAAGAACGCAGTAATAGTACGCTTCCAGTTCTCTTCTAATGCTATGTATCCAATCTTCTTGTCTTGATGGAGCATTAGATCATAAGCAATTTCTCTAACAATTGTAGACTTGCCCATCCCAGCACCAGCAGTGAATGTAACTAACTCACCCTTACGTAAGCCCTTGAACATCTCATTCATCTTGGGATACGGGTACTCTGCTTTGTCAAAGACCTGCTTCTCTTTGTACTTGTCCCACAGTTCACTGCATAGTAGTATGCCATCTGGTCTCCACTCTTTAGCTTCATAGGTAGCACTGAGTACACTAGCTTTACCTTCACTTATAAGTAGATCATTAGCATCTTTGTATCGAGTACTAATCACACGTACTTTACCAGCACTAATGATAGGTAGCACACGCTCAACTGCCTCACGCCCAGCTTTGTCATTGTCAAACCATAAAAGAACTGAACTAAAGCCTTCAATCCATTCTAGATTTGTACGTATCACACGTTCAGCACTCTGTGCTCCGTTTGGAAGTGAAACCACAGGGAACTTTGATCCGAATGCTTCTGCAACACTAAGACAATCTATTTCTCCTTCAGTTATGATTACTTGCTTACCTTTATCACGCCACAGATGCTGACCAAATAAAGTAGTAGCATTAACTGTGCCATTTACTTTGAATGTCTTGTCTGCAAACCTTACCTTTTGTCCTATTACTTCTCCATCTTTAATATAGTCAGCGATCTGAGCATAAGTACCATTCACCTCTGCTACGTGGTATCCATACTTCCTGCACGTAGCTTTTGATATCTTACGTGCTCCTAGATCTAGGTACTCTCCTCTCACGAAAGAGTCACGAGTCATATTAGCCTCTCCTATTCTCTGTTCACTAGTGTCATAGTCCCTTATATGTGTAGAACAAGAGAAGCACCAAGCAGTCCCTGTATTGTAGACTGCTAGTGCATCCCTTGAACCGCACTGAGG